TAGTCGCGCGGATTCAATTTGTTCAATGGGTTTAAAAACGGATCTTCTACCTCACACCCGCCAATGACATAGCCGTCATCGTCAGTGATCTGCACCGTATGCCATTCCATTAAAGTCCTTGTGCTAAAACCATAGCGCTCCGCAAGCTCTTCCATTTGCGCTCTCGTTAAGTCGCTTAGCCAGAAGCTGTATATGTACTCTGACTCAATCAAATCCCAAACCAAGTTATCAATCGAGTTGATCATGGCTTCGTTTAGAACATCGCTTATCCAACTTTCAAGCTCCATAAACTCAATGAAATTAGGAGGCGGAGAAGCGCGGAATTTCTTAACGTCTACCGGGCTGACATGATAAATTTCGTACTCATCGCCAAGCTCAAACCTCATCAGAATCGTGCCTTTGCGCCACATTTCGCTGTGTACAAGCTCTGCGCTAACCGATAGGTCGTGTAATTTTTTACTTACCATGATGCTGCTCCCACAATATCTTCTTTAAGTTTTTGGCCTTTTACATTTAAGAAAGTTCTAATTTCATGCAAGGTCTTCTTGCCACACTTTGGCAACAACAAAAACTCAACCGCAGTCTTTTTGCTTAGCTGGTCAATGTTTGAAACGCCAACCTCTATGCAGGCTTTTTGAGCGCGCGTCGATAACAGGTCAAGGTCGTTGCCAAAAGACTTTGCAGGTTTCTTGCAATATCTTTTCGGCGTTAGCCTATCGGACACCACCAGCAATATATCGGCCAAGCCAACGGCTGAGATAGTGCGGTCTGGCGCTTTCTCTGCGTCATCTGCAATGTCTTCAAGCAAACGCGCCAGCGCCTCGTTGGGCAGATCTGCTGCCGCCTTAGCAAGCCAAGGGTACTCATCACTGTGAAAGGTTCGCTTGTATTTTTTTAATGTCATATCTATCTCCCCAGACCGCTTACGCGGCCTTCCGTTGTTTTAAGATTTCTTCTCTTAACCAGTTTTGGTTGGTAACTAGGTGCTTGGCCCATTGTCTGGTATCAGCACGGTAGCCGGTTATTGAGTATGCGAATTTGATCCCGCCCCGCTCCCCGACTGAATAAACTACATAAACACCTTTGTCTGGGTCATCTGTAAATTTTGTGTCACCAGTAATTGATAGTGTTGTGCCGTATATGGATTCTTCGATCTTGACGGTCAATTCAACACCTGCGATAGCCGCCAGTTCTTGTGCGCTGTTTAGGTGTGCTTGTTGTGCTCTGGATAATGTCATTTTGTTGTTCCTTTTCATTATTTTCTCGACTGAAAGAATTATCTCCTAATTTGTTTCTCTTGTCACCTTTTAGGGTACAAATAAATCAATTATTTATGAGAAAATTAAGATCCCAAAACCCACATATGGAACCAATATGTACAAGTCTAAAAGCTCCGGTTTTAAAGCCCAGCACAAGAATCGACCAGCAAGCAAGATGGAGCGCTCAGCCCGCATGGTTGCAGGCAATCGCGCGCCAGTCGTTAAACCTCCCTTCCCGCCACGCTAGTCGTGGCTTCTGCGAAGCCAGCTAAAGGCAAGGCCCGCGTTAAGGTGACTGCCAGCGGTAAGCGGGTCAGCTATGGCCAGGCCGGTAAAGCCAAAAGCGGAGGCGCGAGAGTGAAGCCGGGCACCAGCAAAGGCGATGCCTATTGCGCTCGGTCAGCTGGGCAAATGAAAAAACATCCCAAGGCTGCGGCTAATCCAAACTCGCCTTTGCGGCTCAGTCGCAAGCGCTGGAAATGTTCTGGAACTAAATCTAGGAGTAAATGATGGCCAAAGGGCTTTATGCAAATATTGCCGCCAAGCGGCGAAGGATTGCCGCGCAAAAAGCTGCTGGGAAAACGCCAGAGCGGATGCGTTCGCCGGGGAGTAAGGGAGCGCCCACTAACAAGGCTTTTAAGCAAGCTAGGAAAACGGCAAAAAAATAATTTTTTTTTGGTGCGTGGGGGGCTACCCCTACTCCCCCCCCACCCCCTGCATCGAAGGGGGGGTCTGACCGGCTCGCTAACCTACTCTGCTATGGCGAATCGAGGTCTATTTAACATAATGCAAGTTACGCGAATTTACCGAATCGCGTAAGTCATTGATTTAATTACTCTAACGACCAACATGGGCATTACGCAAATAATTATGCGCACTTTTCGCCCCTTAACCCTAGTGCTTTCGGTGCCCGTTCCTACGCGCGACCACCCGCCCCGCGCGCTAATGTGCGCGAGCTAGGTTAGCCATCATCATGCTCAATAACATTCCCACCAGTGATAGCACGCAGCGCATCTAAGTGCTGATCACCCAGTGTCACATTCACCAGCGGATCTCTGCGCTCACGCCAGTTGTCCGGGTTAGCTGACTGAGCAAGCCACTTCCTTGTGTCTATGCGCAGCTTACGAACGGTAGCATCATGCGCGTCAATCGTACCATCAGCGATGTCCAGGCACTCCTCTGCCAGCGTATCTGCCCACAGCTTGCGTGCGTTAAGGTAACGCTCTCGCCTACCATCAGCTGAGTCTAGCCACTTGTAGAATATGCGGTTGCTTGAGTTGAAATGCTTGATCGCCTTCTTCGTGCCCATGCCACCAGAGATAGCGGCAAAGATGTCATCTTCACCTACCTCATCTAGCTTTCGCATCCCTGCTCTAATGATCGGTCTACCCGGCATCAGTCTGCTCCTAAGTCATTCAAAATATCATCTAGGTCATCGTCTAGCGTCTCGCGCATATCGAAGTATTCTTCAATTGAGCGCTTCCTACTCACCGGCTTCTCCGCTACCGGCTTGCTCTTCTCAACCGGCTTAGCAGGCTCTGGCACCTTAGCACCAGCCACAACCTCAACAGTGTTCCACCTGTACCCGCAATCGTAACACTCACGCCTGCGTTTTACGCCATTTGCGTCCTTAGTTGAGTCCACAACGTGCGACCCCTTACCACACAGCCTACAATTCATATAAACCTCTCAGCGGCAACAATGGCCTCTATCTGCGCTATCGCCTCGCCCTTCGTCACCATGTCAGTCGTGTACCGCAATACCCGATACCCAAGCTCCAAAGCAGCGTTGTACTTAAAGCAATCAGAACGAAAGCCAGCACCCGTTGTGTGCCTACCGCCTGACCACGTCCCGCCCTCGACCTCAACGATCAGGTCACCGGCCAGCAAGAAGTCAAAGCGAAAGCGCCGCTTAGGGATCAACATCAACTCGCGCTCATAGCCAATGCCCCTGGCATCCAGCTGACCAGCCAATGCAATCTCGCCTTTACTGCCAGCCGCCTTATTACCAGCTGGCTTAGCCTTGGCCTTCGCCTTCGCTTTAGGCTCAGTCTTGGCCTTAGCGATTGCCTTTCTTCGCCTGGCTACCATCAGCGCCCACTCTGGATAAAGCGCACAATCCGCTTATCCAATGGCCGTGGTGCGACACCTACGGCTATATGTATATATAGGACAAGTGTCGCAGGTGTCGCAGCCCCGTAAGCCATTGATTTATATGGCATTTTTCAGTGCGACACCTAATAAACGTAAGTGTCGCATTCTCAAGGTGTCGCAAACCCGCAAAGCCTTGTCACAGCGTCGTTTCAAGCTGCGACACCAAGAAAATCTGCGACACCTTGTACCTGTCGCACCTGTCGCGGTGTCGCACATTATGTTAAATAGAATTGGCATATTCATGGCCCCACTCACTCACTGGCCAGCTGGTCATTGAGCACAATCCAAGCCTTTGCAGCCACGTCTGGCACCACGCCATTGCCCAGCAATCTCAGTCTGTCCACTCTATGGTTTTGGCTGCTGGTCACTCGCTCGATCCCCACTTCCCAAGATCCGTCCAACCAGCTGGCAGGCCCATCAAACCCTCTACCCAATTCGCTGACAGGTGACCCGGAACCACGTCCGTGCCCTGGCCGTTGATCGCCGCGTTCGGTAGAAGGTCGAACTTTCTGCTCTTGCCGTCCTTCCGGGTCAGCGCGCCCTCTTTGTACCCGCCCTTGTAGTCTCTGGAAGTTGGCGTTGGGAACATCTTCACCGCCCGATTGAGCGTGATCTGCGAGTGCTTGCCCGTCTCTGGGTGATACGCCCTCTCGCCTGGCTGCGCTGGCTTGCCGTCCTTCGTTACGAGCCCGTGGATGAATTGCCCCTCCCCGCCCTGACTCGCTGCCGGTGTCGGCCACTGCCTCACCGCCCCGCCCAGCGTTGTGCCGCGCTTGGGATGCTCTGGGTTGCCCTTGACTTGGTTGTTGTCCTGCGCCGTTGGCGTGGGCCAAGATGTAGACCCGCTTGCTCTGATGAGGCGCGCCGACTTCAGCCGCGCTAAATATTCCCCACGCAACCGTGTAACCAAGGCTTTCCAAGTCTTCAATGACTTCTCTGAGTCCAAGGCTGATATGTCCTTCGAAGTTCTCGAAGAAGCAGCGAAGAGGTCTAATTGACTCGATGTGACGCCTAATAAATGGCCAGAGGTG